TTGCTTTGGCGTATACACAAGTAAACGCCCACGAGTTTCCTGCCAGTATGCCTTCATGCCGGGAGGCAACACGTCAAAGAAAGTCTTCTGTGTAGTATCCTTGAGGGCTGTAGAGGTAAGACGGCCTACGAGAAAACGCCCTCCGGGGTACATCTGTGTCCACTTGATTATTTCATGTGACCCCATAACAGTCTTACCGCCGCCTACCCCTGATACCATAGCTCTGTATTTGGCCCCGCACTGGTGAAACACTTGCTGGTGGGGAAGCGGTTGGTAAGGCTTGTGGCGCACGGTAGGCACACGGACGATGCCTCTGCCTCTCATCAGTTAACTATCTCCTTTTTGAGTGCCTCCACTAACAGACTTACCACCGTGGATGTTATTCTCAACATCTACACGGTCACGGTACACGTGAGGTTTACGGGCACGGAGGAAGAACATTATCATCGTGGCATTACCCTCAAAGGCTTTCAAGTGACCCATGTACTCCAAGTCTTCAGTGAAAGATTCATTGGCCTCCATGAGAGCCTCACGGAACGCTGTGCAATGACGTTCATAGAACTTGCGCTCTGCCATTCCTACGCCAGAGCGGTCGGAGGCATGACCGTAAGTACCAAGGTCAGCCAAAGCACGGACAAACAACACCATGCGCTTTACAGTGTCAACGGCATCACGCTTGTTGCGGTGCATGTAGTCCCGTAATTCCTTACAGGCTTTGACCTCATCGAGTGCCTTACGCTTGTCGATTAGACCGTCTATACGCCCCTTGCGCTGCAAACGGGCTTCCTCCATCTGCGCTTGCGTCATGCGGAAGTTCTGAGCAAGCTCTTTAGCCTCTGCTATCTCCTCGTTAGACGGTCTTCCCTTCGTCTTACCTGCTTCCTGTCTGCGGAGGTTTAGTATCTCACGCTCAAAACTGTCAAGAGAAAATTGCTCTACTTTCTCCTTCTTTCTTGACACGTTTGTATACACCCCCTTTGGTTAAATATACACAAAAATA